CTCTAGTTAATGTAACTGAGACTGCTACATCAAACCTAACATACTATCCTACTTTCGTCTCTGCTAATACAGGTAACACAGAAGTCAGGACAGACTCAGGTAACCTTACATACAATCCTTCAACTAATACTCTTACAGTTAATAACTTCAAGTCAACTACTGACTTTGAGGTACAAGGTAACTTAAACGTTACTGGAGCATTGACATTCTTCCAGTCACAGGTTGGTAGTATTGCTAACCATGATACAGATGACTTGGTAGAAGCAGGTAACCTTTACTACACCAATGAGCGTGTAGATGACAGAGTTAATGCTTTAATCAATGGTGGCACAGGTATTACTGCTACCTATGATGATGCTGGTAACATGTTGACCTTGAGTGCTACTCAGGCAGACATCAACACTGACAACATCACTGAAGGAACTACAAATATATTTACTACTGCTGCTAGAACAAGGACTCACTTCTCTTATGGCACAGGTATTCAGTTAGACACTGGCACTCTATCAGTTACTCAGGCAGATATTGATACTGATAATGTAACTGAGGGATCAACCAACCTCTTCTACACAGCAGCAAGAGGACGTGCATCATTCAGTGCTAGTGGATCATTGGCATACAATGCTTCTACTGGTGACTTCTCATACACAACTCCAACTACTATTGCATCTCTATCCAACCATGATACAGATGATGTAACAGAAGGATCAAGCAATAAGTATTATACAGATGAAAGAGTTGATGACAGATTAAACGCTGTTATCGTTGCTGGCACTGGTGTTACTAAGGTATATGATGATGGTGCTAATACATATACATTATCTGTTACTCAGGCAGATATTTCTTCTGACAATGTAACAGAGGGATCAACAAATCTATTCACCACTGCTGCTAGGACACGCACTCATATTAGTGTTAGTGGATCTCTAGCATACAACAGTGGCACTGGTGTTATTTCATACACTACACCTACCACTATTGCATCTCTATCCAACCATGATACTGATGACGTAGCAGAAGGATCAAATCTATACTATACAAATGCTAGAGCAGATGCCAGAATTGCTGCTGCTGACACTGGAGATCTTAGTGAGGGCACAAACCTCTACTATACACAAGCAAGAGCAGATGCAAGAGTTGATGCAGGATTTACTGCTAAGTCTACCTCTGATCTATCTGAAGGCACAAATCTTTACTATACTAATGCTAGAGCAGACGCACGTATCGCTGCTGCTAATACCGATGATCTATCAGAAGGATCAAGCAATCTTTATCATACAACCGCTAGAGCACGTGCTTCCATAAGTGCTGGTGGAGATCTTGCTTATAACTCCTCTACAGGTGTGATGAGTGTTACTCTCCCAACTGTATTCTCTGGAGCATATGCTGACCTATCTGGCAAACCTACACTATTCTCTGGTGCATATGCAGATCTGACTGGCAAACCTACATTATTCTCTGGTGATTATGATGACCTAAGCAACAAACCTACACTAGGTACTGCTGCTGCAACTGCTACAACTGCATACGCTACTGCTGCACAAGGTGCAACTGCTGACTCTGCATTACAGGCAGAGACAATTACATTAGCTACCCTCAAGTCTGTTACAGCAGCGTCTGCTGACTTTGCTGACTTCCAGACTAGAATCGCTGCTCTATAAGTAAATGGCAAAACCCACTTCCAAAGCTGAATTAAAAGAATATGCTTTACGCAGGTTAGGTAAACCTGTACTAGAGATCAACGTCTCTGATGATCAATGCGACGACGCTATTGATTACTCAATACAGAAGTTTCAACAGTTTCATTATGATGGTGCTGAGAGATGCTATCTAAAGCATAAGATAACTCAGGCAGATATTGATAGAGCTGCTGTAGCTGGTGACACCACCACTACATCATCTGCTGGAAACTCTGAGTGGGCTGAAAGAAATAATTATCTAGAGATACCACAACACATAATATCTGTTGAAGGACTATTCTCTTTCACTGATAAAGGTACTGCAAACATGTTTGATATCAGATATCAGATGCGTTTGAATGACTTGTATGATTTTACATCTACACAGTTCTACCATTACTATATGATCCAGCAACACTTGGGTACAATTGATTTCTTATTGGAAGGTTTAAAACCTACTCGTTATATTGCTACTCAGGATAGATTATATCTTGATATGGATTGGAAAACAGATGTTGTGCTTGATCAGTATATTCTTATCAAAGCATGGAGAGCATTAGATCCTAATACATGGACAGAGATCTATGATAACATGTGGGTTAAAGATTATACTGCTGCTAAGATTAAGAAGCAGTGGGGTAGTAACATGACCAAATTCCAAAACGTCCAGATGCCAGGTGGTGTTACGTTAAATGGAGAGATGATATACAATGATGCAGTCCAAGAGTTAAAAGATTTGGATGAGCAACTACGTACAGAATGGGAAACTCCACCACTAGACATGATAGGATAACATGGCTACCAATACTTATTTCTCTCAAGGTACCACAGGTGAGCAAGATCTAACACAGAGTCTTGTTAACGAGCAGATTAAGATGTTCGGTAGAGATGTATACTATATCCCTAGGACTTTAGTAAAACAAGATACGGTCTTCGGTGAAGATACGATGTCAAAGTTTGAGGGTGCGTATTTAATCGAAGCTTTTATTGAAGACAACTCAGGATTCAGAGGAGATGGTGACATGTTCACCAAGTTTGGTGTACAAATTGCTGACCAAGCAACCTTTGTTATATCAAGGACTCGTTTCACTGAGGCAGTTGACGATAATGCAACACTAATTGTAGAGGGTAGACCAAATGAAGGCGATCTCGTATACTTCCCTATGGCAAATAAGATCTTTGAGATCCAGTTTGTCGAATATGAAGTACCATTTTTCACGTTGGGTAAAATCTATACATGGGGATTACGATGTGAACTCTTCCAGTACAGCGACGAAGACATCGACACTGGAATCACAGAGGTTGATGCAATTGAGGTCAACTATGCCAATGCAATAAGTGTTAACGTTGCTGAGGGTGGTAGTGGAGACTTTGTTGCTGAGGAGATTGTTACAGGTGGTAACTCTAATGTAACTGCTACAGTCAAGTCTTGGAATAGTGCCACACGTCAGTTGGTGCTATACAACAGGTCTGGTATCTTTAGTATACCTGAGACACTCACTGGTAATACATCTAGTGCTGCATGGACAAGTGCTACATATAATACACTAAATAATAAGAATGATGAGTCTCAGTCTAACTGGGCAATCGAAACTCAGGCAGATGCCATAGTTGATTTCACCGAGGGTAACCCCTTTGGTGAGTTTGGAAATAAAGGAAGTAGTATCTAATGTTAGGAACATATTCATACCACGAAATTATCAAGAAGACAGTAGTCGGATTTGGTACACTGTTCAATAATATTGAATTGCGTCGTGTAGCGTCTGGTAAGACTGAGGTCATGAAGGTGCCTCTGGCATATGGTCCTCGTCAGAAATTTCTACAGAGGTTGAATCAAGTAGGTCTTGATAAGAGATCCACTCAAATAACCCTTCCCAGAATATCCTTTGAGATACAAGGATTCAATTACGATGCAACTCGTAAGGTATCTCCTACTCAATACATCAGAAACACACAAGCTGATGGTAAAGAGTTTAAAAGTTTTATGCCAATACCATATAATTTGAATTTTGAATTGGCAATCATGGCAAAGAATCAAGACGATGGTCTTCAGATTCTTGAGCAGATACTCCCAGTCTTCCAACCTAGTTTTAATATTACATTAAATTTAGTATCAACTTTAGCTGAGAAGAGGGACTATCCAGTCACTTTAACTTCTATTGATTATGAGGATGTGTATGAAGGTGACTACGATACTCGTAGGACATTGGTATATACATTACAATTTGTTGCTAAGACTTACCTATACGGTCCTGTCCAAGACAAGTCTGGTGAGGTTATTAAGAAGGCAATTATTGACTACTCTACTAAGACTGAGTTAGCACCTAATGCACCACGTGAAGTTAGATATCAGGTCACACCAGATCCAGTCACTGCTGATGCAGATGACAATTTTGGATTTAATGAATTGACAAGTGAGTTTGTTGATTCTCAGCAATGGAACCCAACCACAGGACAAGATGAAACAGTTTGATGGGATCGAAGAAGCTCTGGACGTTG